TGCTGGCAATAAGAATCCTTTTCTTGTAAAGTTGCCAAGCGCTGCTGATCCTAATTTTACAGTTCGTGATTATGGTACTGGTCTTAGTCAGAAGGATATGGAGGAACTATATACAACATATGGTGCAAGTAACAAGAATGATAGTAATGATTTTGTTGGTTGTCTTGGGCTAGGTTCTAAGAGTCCATTTGCTTATACAAAGAGTTTTAGTACATCTTCTTATTTTAACGGAACCAAGTATTCGTATATTGCGGCTATGGACGAGGCCGGTGTTCCATCTCTTAATCTGTTCGATATTAGCCCAACAACAGAACCTAATGGACTAGAAATCAATTTTGCTGTTAAGCAATATGATTTTGATGAGTTTAGCACCAAGTCTAAAAGAGTTTACCACTACTTTAAGATGAAGCCCATTATTGAGGGCGGTACTGATAGTAGTCTAAATGATCATTCGTACTCTCATACCAATACTGTTATCGAGGGTAAGGGTTGGAAGATTGGCCGAGTTTCTAGCCATAGTCATCAATATCCTAGCAGTTACAATAGTCCCGGTAGTGGTGTTGTTGCTATCATGGGTAATATTGCTTATCCAGTTGATACCACCAAGATTATTGGTGAAGAGAATGAGAAGAGTGATAATGAATCTATTCAACGCTGGAACAGAGCATTTAAAAAGGTTGATGTTGACAACTGGAAAAGTTTAGTCAAGGAGATTCTGAATTCTGGTCTATATCTAGAAATCCAGTTTGGTATTGGTGAACTAGAGATGGATGTTAGTCGCGAAGGACTACAGTACACAAAGAATGTGATCAAAGTTCTTCGTGAACGAACCCTTGAGATTTATATGCAACTCAAGGAGGATATGACCAATAAACTAACAGAATGTAAAAGTCTTGTAGAAGCATATACCACCTACTATAATCTTAGTGATCTTGCTGGTGGATGGACTGCGGGAGCAATATGGACTGATCCAACAGGAAAAGTCTATGAACTTAGTAGTAGTAAAGATCTTGAATACAAGTTTAAGAAGAGCAAGCAACTCTACGTTTTTAACTGGAGAAGTGCTGGTTATCGTTCTCGCAGGCTAGTTTATCTTACAGATAAGATTCATTGGGAAACCCTCTCATCAAGAGGCGCCTACTACTATGATTCTGACAAAAAGAATGGCAAGATGGTTTTCTTCCGCTGTGATGTAAAAGGAATCGAAACAGCAAAGAAGATTCTTACAAAGTATTGCAATCAAAATGATTGCTATGCTTATCTAATGGTTGATAGCGATCATCCAGAAGATTCTACCGAAGGTTTTGATGATGTTATCAAAGATATTGGTGGAGAAAGTAATCTATTAAATGTTTCAGACTATCGTAGTCTACTAAATGGCTCATCCCCTCGTACCAGTAGAGGATCGTCTGGAACAATTAGTAAACAGGATGTATTCATTATACATGGAGTAGGGTCTGATAAAAAGTGCGAAACTCTTAGTGGTAATGGAATGAATGACTCTAATGTTCTTAGAGAACTATCAGATGATCTTCTAGAATACTTAGAAGATGACTCTAATGAGATTGTTTATATTCCTATTCTAAGATATGGTTCTATCAAAAATTATCCTAGTATTCATCATGTTCATACCTTAGCAGGAAACAATAACGTTGTTATTGGAGAAAAACTATTCGATAATCAAAAGATTTTTGCTATCAAGTCCAGCGTTGTGCAAAAACTTAAAGATGAAGGATACAATCTTGTTGATTTTAATGAGTGGTTTGAGAAATGGGTAACAAAGATTGTTTCAAAGTTATCAGATAAAGTATCTTCGTCTAGCAAGATTATAGAGTATTCAACGAACCAATATAATATGGCTGATAGTACTTATGGTGGTAGTGAATATTACTACAATGGAAAACATAGTGATAGAAATATTATGTTTCACATTATTAATCTATTTGGCATAGATTATCGTAAGTTTATTACCAATAAGGATCTGTGTGATACTATCGATCAGTGGTTCTTGATAGAATTCTTTGCTTTTACTATTCATCATGGTCATCACTTAAAGAAGATCAAGAAAGAAGACTACTATGCTCATATAGCGATTATTCTCAATAACTATGGTATTAACGGTATTGATCCATCAGGTATTCGTGATGCTAATCAATCACTTGCTAATATTAAGCGTACCATATCAACGATTTATAACGATGAAGATAATGTGATTCTAAAATCGCTAGAAAAGAATAATTCAGACAATACTGTTATTGATAGTTTGCCAAAAATGCCTCAGATCAGAAAAAATCTTAAAGACGCAGTTGACAAGAGTCCGATGTTCAAGTATATTATTGGAAGTAACCACGATGCCGACTTTGGAAAGATCAGCAGCGATAATCCTTTAAAGATTTTTGATACTGATGGTTACTATAGAAAACCAGCATGGTTTAGTAGCATGGGTAATGAAAAGAATATTGAGTCGTTAAAAACAACACTAGGTAATTTGATTTAATTTCACAGGAGAATGGAGAAAATAACATGAGCGTTCCTTTTATGTGGGTTGATGGTAATCTTACGTTGATTTTAAACAACAAGGCTTATCAGGTTCTTCCAGATCATATTAATTACAAATTGATTCTGGAGGCTCTACCAACTGCTACTAGTGATGATCTAGTAGAGTTGATTGATATTGAAAAGGCCGTCTCTACTTTTAGTGATGGTCAGGTTGAGGTAAAGAACGGAAAGGTTCTTTATCAAGGAGAAGAGGTTCATGGTAGTATCAGCAAACGAATTCTAGAGTTTATGAGTAAGGGTCTGCCATTTCAGCCTCTTGTAAACTTTCTAAATAATCTGATGGACAATCCAAGTATGCAGAGTCAGAGGGAACTATACGATTTCTTGGAGCATGAACATCTTCCAATTACAGAAGATGGATATTTTCTAGCATACAAGGCTGTTCGTAATGATTACATGGATAAGTATCGTGGAACATTCGATAACCATGTTGGTAAAGTTTGTGAAATGAATCGAGCAAAGGTTGACGACAATCGTAGTCAGGGTTGTTCTCAGGGACTTCATGCTGGTGCATTAAACTATGTTGCTAACTATGGTTGTATTGATTCTGGTGACAGAATTGTCATTGTTAAGATCAATCCTAAAGATGTTGTGAGTGTTCCGTCTGATTGTAATTGTGAGAAACTTCGCACTTGTCGCTATGAAGTGGTTGGTGAGTATCAGGGCGAACTATTAAAGCCTCTTTATAAGAGTAACTTTAATGAAGATTCTTACGAGGATGATGATGAGAATCTTTATGATGAGTATGATAATGATTACTGGGATCAGTTTGAGGATGATGACGAAGAAGATGAAGAGTATGATCCCGACCAGGATTATGTTTGATATTTTAAGAGTGAGCAAAAGTAATTTGGGCTATGGAGGTTCGATCCCTCCAACACTCTTTTGTTGATAATGATAAGTGTGGTGCTTATCCCAACACGTTAACAGATAACAGGAAATGGTGAGACATGAATAACGGCTTTAGTGATACATTGGCTTTTAATCCCTTTGATAAGAATAATGATGTTCATTGTGGTTTTGCTGAGGATGCTAGAAATAAGTTTCTAGAATCGTTTAAACAGAACCATATTATTTGCTGGAATGGTAATCCACGCAAAAAGGTTAGTAGTATGAATCATAACAATGGTTCTAATGCTATTGATTTTGGTCTTGATGCTAATGTAAATAATCATTCAGATGTTTACTTTTATGTTAATGGTGGTCGCAAAATTTATGGTATAAACCAATTTACCTGCTGTTTTTGTGATATGGATGCTGGTCGTGACAATGAAGGTAAGTATTTCAAGCCAAGTATTGTTATGCAAAAGAAGAAGGCTTTTCTCAAGAAGATTAATGAGTTTCCAGTAAAGCCTAGTTGGGTTGTTGATACTCGTAATGGCTATCAGTGCTACTGGCTTTTTGATGATGCTAGTCGAAAAATTGTTGGTAGTAATAAAACTTTCTGGAACGGCTTGCAGAAGAAACTTGTAAATTATTTTGGTGGTGATCCAAGAGCCATCAAGCCAAATCAGATTTATCGAGTTCCTTATACTTGGTGGCGTAAGGAGTGGGAAAAGAAGGCTCCATACTTTACTAGCCTCCTTCCCGGCTCTACTGGTCAACCAATCAATGTTGCTGATTTAAAGTCTGCTCTTACTGGTCAACCAGCAACTCTACAGATTATTCCTGATAAGTGCAGTGATGATTGGTATAAGGGGTATGCTAAGGCTTATAAGCAGAGCGATATAACAGGAGTTCCTGTATCAACAGATGTTGCTGCTGAAATTCTTAATCAAATGAGAAATAACTCATCTGTTAAGATTAAGCAGATAAAGGAGGTTGTGAATCATGCCTATGGTGATCCTATGCCTGTTGGTCCCAGTCACGGCGATCTTGATGGTGATGTTGACGAGGATACTGATGCTTTAACTCCTCCCGTTGGGGCTGGAGACGAGGATTTAGATTTAGACGGTTCACAGACCAAACTTTTAAAAACGGTCGTGGAGTTCCTTAATCAAGTGAGTACTCCTCTCTATTTTAGCAACAATAGATTCCTTAGTAGTGCAGCAAAGGACTTGGCTAATCAGATTAGCGACAAGTTTTGCATTGGGTAGTTTTAAACTGTCAGGGGGTATAGAATACCCTATACCCTTCTGACAGGAATAATAGGAGACATAATATGAAAGTGGGTAGACCAATCAATCCTTTAACAAAACTATTGTTAGAGGACGAATCTGCAAAACAAGAATTCATCCAACTGATGAACCAATTTAATTGTTCTTTTGATCTGTATGAGCATATCAGACAGAATGGTTTTAGGGGTATAAGGTTTTATAACGGATATCAAACTATGTGTCATGTTATTCGTAGAATAGGTTTCCTTGGTAGGCGTGGAAGAAAACCAACAAGACCAGAAGCAGTTCCTCATACTGGATCAAGATATTATGCTAGATCTAAAAGGTAAACTAATGCACCAAGAAGATGAAAACTATGACGAAGATCATGACTATGATAATAGTAAAGAAAAATATAAACACTATTTCAAGTTTGATCCAGAAGCATGGGACTCTTGGGGCAAAATGTTATATGATGCTTTAAGTGATGTAACAAATAATTTCTCCCATACATGGTATGTGTATGGATTTCCTGTGAATAGTTTTCCGCCCAAGTCTGGAGTTGACAAAAAATCTCTCCAGAATTTGGGGGTTAACTATTATAAGGAAAAGATACTCAAACATAAATACTCTATAAACGAGAGTATAGATATGGAGCATAGGAAGCATTTGGAACAAAACGCTGTTCATTTTTTACAACAACCATCCTATTATAAAGGACTGTTTGATATCTTAAACTAAAGGAAATTTATGTCAAAACAAAACTATATCATAGATAATCTAGACGAGTTCACCGACTCTGCTAGAAGGTTGGTTTATAATGGTTTCGGTAAAGGAGCCGTAGAAGATCCAGATGAATTTACAGAACTAGTCACAAAAATTTCGCCAGATGAAGAACAAGAACTCAATAAGATATTAACTCATGATGAGGCTTTGATTATTGTTAAAAGTATGGCTAAAGAACAAAAGCATAAGTATGAAGATAAATCAAGATATCTAATTGATGAGAAAATTTTTTCACAAATTATAGAAGCGATGAATGCTAGACTAGTTAGCAATATACTAACAAGTTTAGCGAATAAAGGTATGATCGAATCTGCTTATGATAGCGACATCAATGATTTTGTTTTTTGGGTAAAAGATAATGAACCTCCAGAAACCGACTGAGGTAGATGCTTCATTTTTATACATATGCCCGAACACCGAGTGCAATAGTGAACATTGGCTTTTTTTACGCGAAGTAAAAACCAAAAATTTTAAAGTAGTCTGCGACTGTGGTGTTGTTTTTAAGACTAAACAGATAGATAAGTTAAACATAAAGTTTGTTAAGAGGTCTAAGAAAGAATGTTTTGATAAACAATCTGATAAGATGCCTGTTGACCTTTTGGTTAAGTGTGCTAAAATCTTGGAAGATTACGGCTGTTCTGAGGACGAATCAAAAGATCTAGTAACAAGAGCCTACCAGAATAGTCAATCGAATGATGCGTTACAATTGGTTAAACTAAGTTTACAACTATTGGAGATAAATAATGTCTAAAGGAATTCGTCCTACTAAGTTTAGTGAAGTTGTTGGTCAACAAGACGTAATTGATCGACTCAATGTTAGTGTGCAGGGCTGTTTAAAAAGTTCGACCGTGATGCCGCATACTTTAATAGACGGCCCTCCGGGTCTTGGTAAGACCACTATTGCGAGTGCTATCGCCAACGAATTGAACGTGAATCTGTATACGTCCAATGCTGCTAATTTGCGTAGCGTAAAAAATGTTATTCCTTATTTGATGGGAATTGCTCCACGCTCAGTATTATTTATTGATGAGATTCACAGATTGCCAAAACTAGTAGAAGAATTTTTGTATCCGGTTATGGAAGACTTTGTTCTTACTATTACTCTGGATAAAAAACCAGAAACTATTGATCTTCCAGCATTTACTCTTATTGGTGCTACAACTAGTGGTGGTAGTCTTAGTCAACCATTCTACGATAGATTCTCTATTAAAGAACATCTAACCTTTTATACGGATACTGAATTAGCTAAACTAGCAAGATCGAATGCAGATAAGCTGAGTATTGACATTTCCGAAGATGAACTAGTTGAAATTGCTAGACGCAGCAAAGGTACTCCTCGTATTCTAAATTCTAGACTACAGTGGTATAAAAATTATAAGTTGTGTCATCCAGATTCTACCAAGAGTATTTCCGAAATATTTGATATTCAGGGCATCGACGAGGATGGATTAGATAACTATGATAGGATGTATTTGCAGTTGCTAATTAATAGCAAAGGTAGTCCATTGGGCTTAAAGGCCATATCATCTCTAACAGGAATTGCTATAGAAACTATTGAGAATAGTATCGAACCATATCTTGTTAGAAAAAGATTTATTGCAAGAACTCAAAAAGGAAGAGTTATTGGTGATTATAAAAGTAAATAAGCTATAATCTTAACATATCCAAAATAATCAACTATAGGTGGGCAT